CTATCATGCTGCTATCCTTTGCCAGTTTGGTGTTTGAGATGTGTCTATTTCACCCCAAACTAAAGTAAATGTTTGTGTCTGTCCAGTTGCCTGAACTCCTGTTACATAGACATTTGCTTCACCAATGGTAGAAGCTTGTCCTAATTGTCCTGTACCAGATACTCCTGTTACAAAGACATTGTTAACAGTTATAGTAGTTACAGTGCCTTCTTGTCCTGTTCCTTCTACACCTGTTAGAGCAACATTAGCATCGCCAGTAACTGATTCTTCACCGAGTACTGTTGTGCCTACTAGCCCTGTTACATTTATATTTGCATCTGCATTAGTTGCTACAGTTCCCAGTGCAGTAGTTGCTTCTTCTCCAGTAACACTCGTGTTTGCATCTGCAATAACAGATTCTTGCCCTAAAGCAGTAGTAGCGCTAACTCCAGTAACAACAGCTAATATTACAGGTTGACCCCAAGTACCTCGACCCCATGGACCAGAACTCCATCCAGTCCAGGTTTCAACCATTTCGGCTTGACCAAGTCCTGTTGTTCCTGATACTCCTGTAAGACTTACTGTAGCTTTAGCTATGTTTGTTACTGTACCAACGGCACCTGTTGCTTCTTCGCCTGTAACACTAAAGTTTGCATCGCCTGTAACAGACTCTGTACCTAACTGAGTAGTCCCTGCAACACCTGTAACTTCAGCGTTAGCTCTAATTTCAAAAGTAACTTCGCCTTCTTGTACAGTGGCAGAAACACCTGTTACATTTACATTTGCATCTGCTGATGTCGTAACTGATCCAACACTTGTTGTACCAGTGAAGTTGATCGGGTTCTGGCCAAAAGATTCTGCATCCCAGGTTCCAGCACCCCACCCATCTAAGGGTATTATGACACCAGCCATTACTAGCTCCTATTAAGCTATTCTAATAATAGCGTTTGAAGCATCAGCAGTAGGGAATACTACTGTAAAATCTCCAGCTGTTGATGTTTTATCACCACCAAAGTCCAACACTGCTACAGCTTTGTTTGATTGTGTTGAGTTATAGATCAACGCACCACGTGCTGTAATAGTTGCTGTAGACCATGTTTCATCGGTAAAGCTTAAAAATGCTGTTGTGCCTGATGATTGTGGGGCATCTGATATTGCTAATGCTTGACCACCAGCAACATAACCTGTACCTGATGTTTCATCTGATGCTGTATATGCTGTTGTTGTTGCACCTAAAGTAGCTGATGATGTATATAAAGCCATGTAAAAAGTATCAGCAGCTGTGCTTCCACGTGCTACTGTAGTACTGAACGCATGAATACCATTCAACAGTTCAACTTTAAATGACGTACACATTGCTTGTGAAATTGCCATGTTAAATCTCCAAAAGTTTTGTTAATTCTGAATGCCCCGCTTCATGCAGTTTATTCGCCAAAGTTGTATGATTAGACTTAATCGCCTTTTTCATATATTGCACTAGAACTTGTCTAATGTGATTTTTGTAAGCTTCTGCTTGCTCACGTATTAACGGATTAGCATCTTGCGCTACATATATAATTTTCGCTAATGCCATTTCCGCTATCTGTTCAGGTGAGTGGCCTTGTCCGTTTGATGTAACCACATCAAAATCTACACCTTGTATTATTTTTGCTTCATTATCCAATTCTGTTTACCGGTATCCTTTCTTGCCCACTTCTGTAAGCATCACGGCGATTTTTACCTTCGCCTAAGTTTTGTAATAATTGCATTGCTTCATTGTATCTTGCTGTGTAACTAGCTACAGTATCCGGCTCTTCTTTAAGGTACGCTGCGGCTTCAAGTAAAGCCCCATAAAAGAGAGCAGTGTCGAAATTATCTCCCAGCCAAGTATTACCGGCAGTAACAATAGACTCAGGATAGTAATAATAATGAAGCTCAGCATTATAGTTAGCGTCTGGTGTAGGACCAAGTAACATTGTTGTATCGCTAAATATAGCATAATATTGTGGTACTCCATAAAATGGTGAATCAGTGTCAGGGAAAGACTCTCTAATAAAATTTACGTCTTTATTAATTAAAAATGTATATTCATTGTTAGCATTAATTACAGCAATACTAAATGTAGATAACCAATCACTGGGTAAACTAAAATATTTATTACCGCTTGTCATATTACCTGTTACATTTTTACGTAAGTCTGGTAATTGAACTGTGTTATATATACGTTGTTCAGCGTTCTGTATAAATGTATTTATATCAGTAGTACTATACTGGTTCTCAGTATAAGACTGTATTGCTGCTACTAATTCTGCGTAAGTCATTCTTTATCCTTATGCCATTGGGCCGCGTGCTTTTGTACCTTTTGTTGCTGCGCCATTACCACGTGTGACTACGCCTTCAGTCTTAACATCCTTTTCAGGATAACCAGCTGTATTAGGCACTGCAACCATTTCTGGTTGTTTGTATGTAGTATTGCAGCCTTTTCTATCTTTGTTCATATTATACTCCTAAGTTGTTGTTACTGTAACCGTGCCGACCCCGCCGTCTGCTTGCAAATCATCTTCTAACCCTGCTAGCTTCAACGGATTATTTAATCCCACGGGATTCCAACCCCATTGAATGTCTCTACTACTATATATACCTGATGGCACAAAACTTAAATCAGGTCTTGGATCACGCACTGCTTGTGGATCTTCTACAGGGTACATACCTTGTAAATTTTGTGGGTGATCGGGTTCCCAACATTCTTTGCAAACTTTGATCTCAGTATTGTTTGTTCGTATTGTTAACTTTCTTAACTCTTTTAACTTAAACTGAAATCCACATCTGTCACAATCGGCTATTGCATTTTTGCCTGAGGTAAACTTATTAGCCATTTTTAACCTTTATAAATATTGAGGACGGGGCACTAATCTATAGTCTGCTTTTTCTCTGTCCTCTGTTGAAGCCAACATCCATTGTTCTTCATATTCTTGTTTTAAAAACTGAGTTCTATCTCCAGCATTAGGTAACTTCATACTTAAATAAAAAGCTAATCCTGCAACTAAACACGGCAAGAATCTAAACGGTATATCTTGAGTATTAACTCCGGTACCTGCATCTTGTATACGTCTTAATCTCCAATACTTAAATGTATAAGTATTATCTTGGTTTGGAGTAGGCCATACATTAATTGATGGCTGCGTTGCTTGTCTGTTAATCCAAACTTGAATCGGTCTACCTGTTGCATTCTTAGCAGGGATCGATATATAAGTATCTGCTGATATTCTTGATATTGTAATATCTTGTTGATTCTGACCTGTTCCTGTTCTAATTACATGGTCTAATAAATCAATTGTATCTGCAGGTAAATTATAAGTTGCTGTACCATTTGTTAAAGCTATAGAACCTTCTTCAATTGTCCAAAGATTAATTCCTCGGTTTGCCCATTCTGCAGTTAATAAGTTTAGGCTACGTCGTGCTGTTCTTAGATCATATCCAGTACGAAGTTCTTGACCACATCGCTCGAATGCTTCTTCGACTAACTGATTTAAATCTAAGTTAAATGCTGCTGTTCCTGAAGTTGCCATAATTTATCCTATTTCTTTTTTCTTTTTAGTGGTGCTACTCTTCTTGGTTTACCGGCTGGCTGACCAAGACTTTTCTTTTGTGCTATGCGAGACTTTTTCTCAGCTGATGTCATCTCACCTGAAGTCTTTGGTGTTTCACTTGTGACTCGTTTGCTAGGTCTGCAATATGGAGTTCCTCGTGATTCACCTTTACTTCTACCACACGCTTTGCCAGTTCTAACATCTTTCCAATCTTCTTGGAACCAACGTTTCAACGCAGCACCTTTAGCTGTCTTGCGGACTGCCATTATTTACCCTTGTTTTTTCTGCACTTAGCAATAGCACCAGATGCGTATGCACTAGGAAAAACTTTATATTGAGCTTTTACCTTTTTATAACACGCATCTTTAACTGTACCGCCTTCCTTAAGCTTTTTAAGCTTTTTCTCAGACATACAACCCATGCCACGTGAAGCTCTCATTACACCATCATACCTTTGGTTTTACCTTTAGTAGCTACGCCGTCACAGCCTTTTTTAACTGA